GCACAGCTTGAAAACAACCTGGTCATGGGCAATTCCGTACACCGGGAATACAAGAAGGAATTCGTCAAGGTTGGCACCAGCGTGTCGATCCGCAAGCCGGTGAAATTCTACACCGCTGACGGGGCCGTCCGCATCAATCAGGATGTGGAGGAAGCCAACACCTCGATCGCCATCGATCAGCGCAAACACGTCTCGTGGAAATTTTCCACCCAGGACCTGACGCTGACGATCGAGGACTATTCCGAGCGTTACATCAAGCCGGCGGCCATCACGCTGGCGCAAACGATCGATGCCAAGGGATACGATCTCTACAAAAAGGTCTGGAACCAGGTCGGCACGCCGGGCACGGTTCCGGGGACCTATGCGGAAGTGTCGCCGGTGGCCCAACGCCTGGACGAGATGGCGGTTCCCTCCGAGCACCGCTACCTGGCGCTCAATCCGGCGGCGCACTACAAGATCGCCGGCGACCAGGTCGGATTGCAGAACCCGGCTATGATCAAGACTGCATACGAGCAGGCACAGATCGGCCGCATTGCGGCGATGGACGCCTTTTCGGCACAAAACGTCAAGTCGCACACCGTTGGCGCCCATGGCGGTACGCCGCTCGTCAATGGCGGATCGCAGAACGTCACNTACGCGGCGGCAAAGAACACCAATACCCANACCCTGGTCACCGATGGCTGGACGACATCGACGACCGTGCTGAAGGAGGGCGATGTCTTCACCCTGGCTGGCGTCTTTGCGGTCAATCCGGTNCCGGGNGAGGGCGCGACCGGCAAGACGGTTCTGCCCTATCTGCAGCAATTCGTGGTGACCGCTGACGCNACGTCCGACGGAACCGGNAATGCAACATTGTCGATTTCGCCCGCGATCATCACGACCGGACCGTATCAGACCGTCGATGCGGCCCCCGCCGACAATGCGCAAATCAGCGTCGTTGGCACAGCATCAACCGCGTATCCGCAAAATCTCGGGTTCCACAAGAACGCCTTCGCATTGGTGACCTGTCCGCTGGAAATGCCGGACGGCGCCCCCTGGAAGTCCCGGGAGTCCCACAACGGTCTCTCGATCCGGGTGGTCAAGGATTATGATATCGCCACCGACGACGAGATCATCCGCATGGATGTGCTTTACGGCTGGAAGGCGATCTATCCGGATCTTGCCTGCCGCCTGACTGCATAGGTTCGGCGCCGTCCGTTTCGCGGCCGCATGATCGGTGCGGCCGCGAGGCCTGATGCGTCTGGCCGGGCCGCTCGGCCGAAAGCAACCCTCAAAACAATCAGGAATATCATGATCGATACCCGCGTATGGATGTACCGGGACGGCGAAGCCGTGTGTTTCGCAAGTCCGAAGGCCGTGCCCAATGGCCAGGGATGGTCGGACAGACCTGTTCCCGACACCGTGGAGGCGGCAGGGGCCGGCCGGAGAGAAAACACCGCCGAGCCCGCGCCCGCTGAACATCTCACAAAGCAGGATCTCCTCCAGTCCCTGAAGGTCCGCGCAACGGCGCTCGGGATTCGCTACCGCGGCAATATCGGCGCCCGCAAACTCACGCAATTGATTAGAGAGAAAGAAAATCATGGCCCACAATCGTGAAGCTCTGGCCCTTCGGGCGTTGAAGGAGTTGCGGCTGATCGGAGAAGGGCAGTCTGCAAGCGCATCGGAAATGGCGGATGCCGTCGGCGCCATCCCGCCGCTGCTCGACCGATTGCGGTACCTTCATGTCTACTCCGCTTCGAATTCGTTTTCGTTCGCCGATGCTGTGTTCTATCCGCTCGCAGTCCTGCTGGCCGAGGATCTGGCACCGTCGCTCGCAGGGCGCCCGAAAAACGAATTTCTGATCGACAAGCATATGAGCCAACTTCGGCGCATTCAAAAACAGCCTCTCGTTCGCAACGAATTGCGGGTCGAGCTTGCATTGCAGAACATTCGCGACGGGGTGTCGAGATGGCTGTGATTCCGTTTCCCGCCATGTCGGCCGCCGGTCGCAAGGCTCAGGAGTCGGGCGGTCGGCTGATCAATTGTTACGCCCGTGAAGTGCTCGGTGCGCCCGCCAACCCGGTCCTTTGGGCAAGGTCCGCAGGCTTGCGTCGCATCGTCAGCGCGGGAACCGGGCAGAATTGCCGTGGATTGGTGTCGATCGGTTCCGTGCTGGTTCACATATTGGACGAGAAAGCCCATGCGGTGACCCGTTCCGGCGATGGATACGTCTCCACTGAGCTTGGTGCGCTTTCCGGAGCCGCGCCAATTACCATTGCGCAGAACAATGCTCTGCCGACACCGAACACGGTGTGTGTCACGGAAATAGGGGCCTTCAATCTGTTTTCCGATGCCGCTCCGAGTTCGTTTGCGGACGGCGATCTGAGCGGTCCGAACTCGGTAACCTCGCTCGATGGGTATCTGGTGTTCACCACCGCCGGCGGACGGATTCAGGCGAGTGACCTGAACAGCGTGTCGGTTGCGAGCAATTCCTTCGAGGACGTGCCGGAAGGCAGTTTGCTGCGCGGAATTGTCTTCAACAATGAACTGTACGCATTTGGAGCCTGGGGATTTCGAGTCTACCAGAATGCCGGGACCTCACCGTTTCCCCTCGAATATGCGCGGGTAAAGCGCGATATCGGCCTTGCCGGCACCCACGCGATTGCCGGCGATCAGGAGGGCTGGTCGGACGCGTTGATCTTTGCCGGATCCGACAACCGGGTCTATCGAATGGAAGGGTATACGCCGGTACCGATTTCGACCCCGGACGTGTCGCGTTCGCTGGAATCCGTCGAGGACCGATCGTCGTTAATCGCGGCCGTCTATGTGTCGGAGGGGTATTCCTTCTGGACGCTCACCAGCCCGGGCAACTGGACCTGGGAATATAATCTTTCGACCGGATTGTGGAACGAAAAACAATCCTACGGCCGCCGGGACTGGCGCGGACGCCGATCGATTCGCATGTTCGACCGTTGGATCGTCGGCGACGTGGCGAGCGGCGATTTGTTGGAAACAGTCGCCGGTCTTGGCGCGGAAGGAAACGATCCGCTCGTCTATATGCTTTACAGCGGTGTCTTGAGCGGGTTTCCCAACCGGATCAACGCGGTTCGATCCTGGTTTCGGCTGACCGCCGGAATTGGCGTTGCAACCGGTCAGGTTCCGATCGAAACAAACCCGAGAATTGCAATTTCCTGGTCCCGCGACGGCGGGGCGACGTTTGGCAATTCCGTGTTTCGCGACCTTGGAAGCGAGGGCGACAACGATACTCTGGTAACAATCGGCAATACCGGTTTTTCCTCCTCCAAGGGTTTGCAGTTCCGCCTTTCCATCTCCGACCCGGTGCATGCCGGATTCATGGGCGGCGAAGCGCAAATCGAGGCGGCTGCGCCATGACCACACAGAACCCAAATCTTCCGATTGACACAGAGCCGGTAACGACAATTGCCTGGCGCCGTTTTTTTCGAGCGCTTCTGGCCCGTGCACCGGTTTCGGGCACGGCCACCTTCGTTGCCGAAACCTCAGTGTCCGTCTCCCTCAATCCGCCTTTGCCCGACGATCAATACAACGTGCTTCTGGATGCTCCGGAGGACAATCGCTTCTGGGTCACCGCCAAATCGGGCTCCGGATTCACTTTGAACGCGGGTGCAACAACTTCCGCCACTCTTGGCTACACGACAGTGAGACGATAGATGTCATTCAAAGATCTTTTTACCGGATCCGGAGCCGCCCGGGCTCAAAAAACCATCCGCGGCCTCCACGGCCAGACATTCGACCGCAACCTGGCCATCCACAATGCCGGATATGGCGGTGCCCGCAACGAAACGATCAAGGGTCGCGACGCGGCGACCACCACAGTCACCGGCGCCCGCGACGCGGCCGGCAATACGATCCGCACCGGCGGTGCCGAAGCCATCAATCACATCAACCAGGGCGTCGGGGCCGCGCAGGGTGCGCTTGGCAAGGCGCGCGAAGCGTTCGGTACGGCCGGAAAGGCTTATGATCCGCTCACGGATATTGCAAACAGGATTGATCCTGCGGTCGGCGTTTATGCCGATGCGGTCGGTCTGAACGGCAATGAAGGGCTGACTCGGGCGCGCACCGCCTTTGGCAACAGCCTGCAGAACAGTTTCGAGCTCGATCAGGGCCTGGAGGCGATCAATCGCGCGCGCGCCGCGCGCGGTGCGGGCACGATCAGCGGTGGCAATGTTGACCGGGACACTCAGGTCTACGGCCAGAATTACGCGAACAGCAAAACCAACGCCTATCTGGACCGGTTGTTGGGGCTTCTCGACCGCACGTCGGGCCTGCAAGGCACCGTTGCGGCCGGTCGCGCCGGCTCGGCAAACAATATCGGCAATACATATGCCACGGAGGCAGGTTATCTGAATGCCGGCGGCGCCAACAAGGCGCAGATCGCCGCCGATACGGCAAACCGGATCGCCGGCTTGACCAGCGCGGCCGGGACACAGATCGCGAATGCCCAACTGAGCGCATCGGATCGCCTGGCCAATCTTGCCCTGGGCCGCGCGCAGGGGGAGATCGGTCTGCGGACGAACTACGCCGACAGGCTGGGAGGCTCGTTGCTTGCAGAGCAGCAGGCGCGGGAGGCCGGATATGGCAGATCACTGGATTTTGGATTGAAAACTCTCGGCGCGGCGAAGAGCATTGCTGGTGCCGGGTTTCCCGGGCTGAAGAGCGCGAGCGGCGCTATCAGGAATCTTTCCGGCGCAATTCCGGTGCCGACGCCCAAGCCTCCGGGTCCCCCTGTATGATTTCGAAGGAATTTTGCCCATTAGCCTCTGCCGATAGATCGATTTCACGAGAAAAAATGAAGCGGTGGCCGTTGTTGGGCGTAGGGCAGGGACCGTCGAACGGTCGTTATGGATCGGCTGTCGGATTGGTCGGGCGCACTTCGAGATCGCAAGGTGCAGACTGTCGCCGAGCCCGCCAATCGGATTGCCGGTTTTCCGCGGCACGCGTCAACGAAATGAAATATCGACAGAATTTTTTAGAGAAATGAAAAAGGAGAGAATTTGCTATGAGCAAGTTTAAACCAAACGAGCGATTCAAAGATCCGACCCGACAGAATTCAAGTCCTGGTGCCCCCGGCCATTCAGCTGATCGCGTCACACGAGAATCAAATGGTTCCAAGATTGGAGTTAGTAGAGCCCTTCAAAGCGCCATCGATGAGATTGACCGGCGATATCCCCTTGCGGCGTCCAGCGGGATTTCGAAGCGGGCCCGGGCAGCGATATTGAATATCGATGACCCCTATAGCCAGTTGGGTGGACGATTGGAGAAGGTGGCTGACGTTGGCGAGAATGCTTCCTTCTTTACCAGCCCGATTGTCGCAACGCACCTGA